GGGGGGGGGGGCAAGCCCCGGCGGCTCGATGAGGCCGGCGGCGGACTACGGCAAGACGAAAGCGCGGGGCGACGGGCGGGGACGCTCGGTGCAATCGCCCCCAACGAGGCCAGCATCTTGAAGCGCACCGGAAAGTATCAGCCCCGTGGCTAAACCCAAGGCGGCGGCCTTCGCATCGCAATCCGCCCTGAACGCTATCCAGCGGGGGGGGGGCGTGAGCAAGGGATCGGTTCCTGCCGGCCTCGCGTTCGGCGAAATACCGAACTACGACGGCGCCGAGCGTAGCGTGAGCGGCACCTCGATCTTCGACCCCGTTCTCTGTGAACTGGCCTATCGGTGGTTCAGCCCGCCCGGCGGTCTGGTCCTCGATCCGTTCGCGGGCGGCTCTGTGCGCGGGATAGTCGCCGCCAAGCTGGGCCGGCGCTACCTAGGCGTCGATCTCAGGGCTGAACAGATCGAGGCCAACCAGGCGCAGGCAGAAGCCATATGCGCCGAGGGCGAGCGCCCCCGCTGGATAACCGGCGATAGCCGCGACATCGAAACTCTGGCGGCCGGCGCCGAAGCCGACTTCATCTTCAGCTGCCCGCCCTATGCCGACCTTGAGGTCTACAGCGACGACCCGCGCGACCTTTCGACCCTCGGCTATGAGGAGTTCCGACCCGCCTACTTTGAGATCATCACCAAGGCGTGCGCCCTGCTGAAACAGGACCGCTTCGCCTGCTTCGTCGTCGGCGATGTCCGCGACAAGCGCGGCGCCTACTACGACTTCGTCGGCGACACCGTCCAAGCGTTCCGCGACGCCGGGCTGGACTACTACAACGAGGCGATCCTCGTCACCGCCGTCGGCTCCCTGCCCATCCGCGCCGGCAAGCAGTTCGCCAGCGGCCGCAAGCTCGGCAAGACGCACCAGAACGTGCTGGTCTTCCTCAAGGGGAGCGCGAAGAAGGCCGTCGAGGCCCTGGGCGAGGTCGAGTTCGGCGACATGGCGTCGATAGCTGATCCCGGCGGCGGCTGGGAAATCGAACAGTGACGCGGGAGATCATATGCGCCGACGCGCTGCCTTGGATGGCAGCGTGTAAAGCCCTCGGCGCCGTCGTTACGAGCCTGCCCGACGCGGAGGAGATCGGGACCACAATCCCCGAGTGGAAAGAATGGTTCAGCGGCGCGCTGGCCGCCTGCTTCTCAATCACCGCTCCGGAAGCCCCGGCTATTTTCTACCAGACCGACCGCAAGGTTGCCGGCCAAACCATGAGCAAGGCCGCGCTGGTCCTTGCGGCCGGAGAGCAAGCGGGCTCAAGACTGCTATGGCACAAGATCGTTCTCCGGCGGGGCGTCGGCGCAACCGATCTGCACCGCCCGGGATACAGCCACCTGATCGCGTTCAGCGCGAAGGGAAGGCCGGGCGTTGCGACGCCTGACGTGATGGAGCGAGGGCCGGTGCTTTACCCTAACGGGATCGGCATCAATGTCGCCGATTTGGCCGTGCGCTTCGCTGGCGACAAACGCTGGCCGATCATCGACCCGTTCTGCGGGCGCGGGACGATACCAGCACTTGCCGACGCAATGGGATTTGATGCCGTTGGCGTCGACATCTTGCCTGAACAGGCCGCCGCCGCCGCCGCGCTGAACCTTGTAAGGCGCGGCGTCTAGCCGAGGCTGAGTTTGGCGGCGAGGGCATCTAGGCCCGCCTGCGTCATAGCCGCCGGGTCCTTCCCGATCTGGCGGTAAAACGTCGGGTTGCCATGCGCTTCCCAACCCCGGCGGATCACCGCCGTCTCAGGGGAGCGATCAAAGAACCGGGCCGCGATCCGAAGGGCGCCCATCTGGTCGCCCGCCGCCCATGCCGCCCTGATCTGGTCTGACTTGCTCAACATGGCCGGACGCTACGCGAGACCACCGCGATGCTCCAGAGCAGTCCGCCAGCCGACCGGCGAGAAAGCGAAAGAAAATGGCCGACGCCCCGGCAGTTCCTGATAGCGCCATAGAAAAGGCCCCGGCCGACGAGATCGCGCGGAACAAAGGCGGGCGACCCCGCACGCTCAACCCGGACCCGCAGACGCTCAAGCAGCTGACCGCCTGGTCGTCAATCATGTGCACCGAGGCCGAGGCCGCCGCCGTGCTGGGCGTCTCGATCAACACGTTCAAGAAGTTTCTCGCCGATTGCCCGGACGCCCGCGCCGCGTTTGATGATGGCCGGGGCCAAGGCCGCATGTCCCTGCGCCGCAAGCAGTTCGCGCTGGCCGAAAAGAATGCCGCCGTCGCGATCTTCCTCGGCAAGAACTACCTCGGCCAAAGCGACCGGCAGGACCATCAACACACCGGAGCCGGGGGCGGCCCGATCCAGCACCAGGTCGACCTTTCGGCCCTGAGCGACGAGGAGCTAGCCCTGCTTGATGCTATCCACGACAAGCTCGCCGCTGCCGCTTCCGCCCCGGATGGCGGTCAAGGCGGCGATAGCGACGAGGGCGGCGAAGGCTGAACGCGAGCGGATAGCGAACGACGCCGACGCGATCCGCGCCCGGTGCACCACGCTAGCCGGCTTCGTGCGCGAGGCGTGGCCGGTGCTGGAACCCTCGGCGCAGTATGTTCACGGCTGGCACATTGACGCCGTCGCTGCCCACCTTGAGGCGGTTACGGCCGGGCGGATCACCCGCCTGCTGATCAACATCCCGCCGGGCATGATGAAGTCGCTGCTCGTCAGCGTCCTCTGGCCGGCGTGGGAGTGGGGCCCGTGCGGCCTTGCGTCCATGCGCTACCTGACGACCAGCTACAGCGAGGACTACGCCAAGCGCGACGCCCGCCGGATGCGCGATCTGGTCGAGAGTGAATGGTATCAGGCCCTATGGGGCGAGGCCGTGCGGCTAACCCGCTCGGGCGAGAAGTCGTTCAGCAACACCGCCCAAGGCTGGCGCGAGGCGAAACCCTTTGCCAGCCTGACCGGCGGCCGTGGCGACCGCGTGATCGTCGACGACCCGCACTCGACCGAGAAGGCCGAGAGCCCCGCCGACCGCGAGACCACGACCCGCATCTTCCGCGAAAGCCTGCCCACCCGCGTCAACGACGCGCAGAAGTCGGCCATCGTGATCATCATGCAGCGCCTCCACGAGGAGGACGTCAGCGGCCAGGCCATCGCCCTGGGGCTTGGCTACGACCACCTGATGCTCCCGATGGAGTTCGAGCCCGACCACCGCTGCCGGACCTCAATAGGCTTCACCGACCCGCGCAGCTACGACGGCGAGCTTCTGTTCCCTGAGCGGTTCCCGCGCGCGACCGTTGAGCGCGACAAAATCGCGCTCGGCGGCCATGCGGTTGCAGGCCAGTTTCAGCAGCGCCCGGCACCGCGTGAAGGCGGCCTGTTCAAGCGGGCATGGTTCGAGATCGTCGACGCGATACCGGCCACGGCGACCCGCAAGGCCCGCGCATGGGACCTCGGGGCCACCGAGGGCGGGGGCGATGCCACGGCCGGCGTCAAGGCGTCACGGACGCCCGACGGCGTGTTCTACGTCGAAGACGTGCGCCACGACCGCCTCGGCCCGGCCGGCGTCGAGCGGCTGATCGTCACCACGGCCAGCCAGGACGGCACGGCCTGCACGATCCGCCTGCCGCAAGACCCCGGCGCCGCCGGCAAAGCCTACGCCGCGACGCTGATCACCAAGCTAGCCGGCTACCCGGTCAAGGCCATCGCCCCGACGGGCGACAAGCAGACCCGGGCGACCCCGGCCGCTGCCCAGGCCGAGGCGGGGAACATCAAAATCCTGCGCGGCCCGTGGAACGAGGCCTTCCTGAACGAGGTCTGCACGTTCCCCTCGGGCTCGCACGACGATCAGGTCGACGCGCTGGCCGACGCCATCAACGAACTCGCGCTCGCCCCGGCGCCCGCGACCGCAATGCCGATGAGGCGCTAGAGGAGGACCGATGGCCGCTGCCGTAAACGACCGCTCGGCCGCCATCGAGGCCATAGCGCAGAACTGGCCCATGCTTGAGGCGCTGATGGCGGGAACCGCCGCGATGCGCGAGGCGGGCGAGAAGCACATGCCCCGGTTCACGCTGGAGCATCCCGACGACTTCAAGGCGCGCGTGAGCGTCTCGACCCTGTTTCCCGCGTTCCGCCGCACCGTCTCCGTGATGGTCGGCAAGCCCTTCTCGTCCGCGATTACCTACGGCGACGACGTGCCGGCCAACGTCCGGGGATGGTGCGACGACGTCGACCTGTCGGGCGTCAACCTCGACGCCTTCGCCGCTGCGCTGTTCACCGAGGCGCTGGCCTATGGGCTGGCGGGCATTCTCGTCGACGCACCGCCGCGCCCTGCTACGGCCGGCCCGGTCGTCACGCGCGAGGATGAGCAATCGGCCGGCATCCGGCCCTACATGGTCCGGGTCCATCATGACCAGATCATCGGCTATCGCACCGAAACGCGCGGCGGCCGGATCGTCCTGACCCAGCTGCGGCTGCGCGAGGACGGCGTAGAGGCCGATGGCGAGTACGGGGAGAAGGCGGTCGAGCGCGTCCGCGTCCTGACCCCGGGCGCCTGGCAGGTGTTCCGCAAGGTCTCCTCGGCGACCAAGACCTCCGAATGGCTGCTCGACAGCGAGGGCCAAAGCGGGCTCGACGTGATCCCGTTCGTGCCGATCTACGGCCAGCGGCTCGGCTACATGCGCGGCGCTAGCCCGCTGCTCGATCTCGCGTTCCTGAACGTCAAGCACTGGCAGAGCCAGAGCGATCAGGACGACAGTGTGATGTACGCCCGGAAGCGGCTGCTCGCGCTGGTCGGCGGGAACAAGGACGAGCCCATCGTCTCAAGTTCTAACTCGGTCATCTACCTGCCCATCGGCGGCGACGTGAAGGTCGCGCAGGGATCGGCAGAAAGCGTCCGCGTCGGGCAAGAGGCCCTCGCCGCGCTTGAAGACCAGATGATCCAGGCCGGCGCCGAACTGCTGGTGAAGAAGCCCGGCCAACGCACCGCGACCGAGGCGGCCAGCGACGCCGATGCGAACAAGTCGGACCTGCAGCGGCTCGTCGAGGGGTTCGAGGACAGCCTCGACTTCGCCCTCTACTTCATGGCGCAGTACGCGAACCTGCCGACCGGCGGGCACGTTACGCTGTTCAAGGACTTCGGCGCCGACAGCCTCGGCGAGGCGTCCGGCCAGCTTGTTCTTGCCATGCAGCAGGGCGGCCTGATCTCCAAGGGCCGGGCCATCGCCGAGATGAAGCGCCGGGGCTACCTCGCGGCGGAAGTCGACGCCGAGGAGGAGGCCGAGCAGGTCGAGGCCGAAGGGCCGGCGCTGGGCAGCATGGGCGAGGCCGAGGACGAACAGGCCGACGAACCCGAGGCGGCCGAAGCGTGACCGCCGAAGTTGTTTCGCTTCACGGCGCCAGGGTCGGCAACGAGCGCCGCGAGCAGTTCATGGCCCAGGTCGCCGCGAGTTTCGACGACTTTGCCGAAGTTTACGGCGAGGAGCCCGAGGCGCTGATGTTCGCCCTTTGCGGCATCCGCCAGAATGTGGCGACGGGCTGGCTCGTCACCGGAGAGAGCGAAGGCGCCGGCAGCGCCCTGATGGCCTACGCCGCCGCCGCGCTTCGCAGCGAAGTGTTCAAGGGCGACTAACAATGGCCCTCACGCCCGAGCAGGTTCACGACCTGGCGGTCTCGCACCGCATCGGCCTGTCGCGCTACTCGACCGGCGTGGTCCGCAAGGTCATCGCCCTGCTCAACAGGACCGAGAAGGCCATCGTCGAGCGGCTGGCCCGGACGAGCAACGAGACCGTCAGCGGGCAACGGCTCGAACAGCTGCTCGCCGAGGTCCGGTCTATTCAGGCTGATGGCTGGGTGCTGGTCCGGGCGCGCATGAACGCCGACGTGACGGACACGGCCCAGGCCGAGGCCGAGTTCGCGCTGCGTCTGGCCAACCCGGTTCGCCCGGTGGTCGTCGCTACCTTCTCGCCGTTGCCGCCCATCGAGCAGATCGTCGCCGCCGTCCGGTCGCGCCCGTTCCAAGGCAAGCTGCTGCGCGAATGGCTGGCCGAGGCCGAGGAGAGCGCGGCTCGCCGGGTGCGCGACGCGATCCGCCAAGGCTTCGTCGAGGGCCAGACCACGCCCGACATCGTCCGGTCGATCCGGGGGACCAAGGCGGCGCAATACCGGGACGGCGTGATGGAGACCAGCCGGCGCGGCGCCGAGGCGATGGTCCGCACGGCCCTGACGCACACGGCCAACACCGCCGCGCAGGCGACGTGGGAAGCCAACGGCGACATCGTCAAGGGGTGGCGCTTCGTGGCCACGCTCGACCTGCGGACAACGCTGACCTGCGCCAGTCTGCACGGGAAAATCTACCCGCTTGGCAAGGGGCCGATGCCGCCCCGGCACATCAACTGCCTAGTCGGGAGTGCTCGTGTATCGACCAGTTCGCGGGTCTCGACCGTGTTTAAGCGTTGGTATGATGGAGATGTGGTCGTCATCCGCACGGCCACCGGCAAGGAACTCACCTGCACCCCGAACCACCCGATACTCACGGACGGCGGATGGATCGCGGCGGGCCTGCTCAATGTAGGCGGCCACGTAGTCTGCGACGGCGGCATTAAGCGGGTGGGCCTCGTCAACCTTGACGACGAGAATGTGGAAGCCAGAATTGAGGATGTAGCGGAAGCGTTCCTCCGTCACGAGCAGGTGTCTGCCGTGCCAGTGCCAACCACCGCCGAAGACTTCCACGGCGACGGCGTCGACGGTCAGGTCGCAATTGTAGCGGCCCACCGGAGCCTGGACGACGGGGGCGAGGCCCCGCTCGATCAGCATGGCCGCCAGCATAGCCTCGGCTTCGGATCGGTGCGTCTGCCGTTCGTGTCGGGTTCGAGCCGCAAGGGCCATTTCGGCGTCGGTTCTGACCCGACCGCGAGCAGCTACTTGGGCGGCGCTGGCGAGGGATTTTCGCTCGGCGGGCGTAGCGCGGCTCATGCGGGCTCGCTGCTGCTCGGCACGGTTCCGCAAGGCAATGCCTCGTTCGGCCAGCACCGCCTCGATAGGGCGTGGACTGCACCCGAAGTGATCGGCGATGCCACGGACACCGATGCCGGACAGGAACATTTCCACGACGCAGTCGGCGTCCAAGGAGACAGTCCGCCGACCGGCGCGAGGGAACGCGAAGCCGCTATCTGCCATCTGGCGACGGACCACATTGCTGCTGACGCCCTGCTCGCGCGCCAGATCACTGATGGCGACGCCGGACCTGTAACGCTCGACAAGGTGGTCAACGTCGAGCGGCGGAAGTTTGCGGGTCATGTGTTCAACCTTGAGACCGAAAAGAACTGGTATGTGTCTGACGGCATTGTAACACATAACTGCCGATCCACCAGCGTTCCGGTCCTCGACCCGATCCCCGGCGTCAAGCCGTTCGAGTTCCCGTCCTATGACGCGTGGCTTCGCCGGCAATCGCCCGAGACGCAGGCCGATATCCTGGGCGCGGCGAAGGCCAAGCTGTTTCGCGACGGCGGGCTGACCGTCGACCGCTTCACCGACAACAAGGGCCGCACCCTGACGCTTGAGGAGCTACGGCGCCGGGACGCTACCGCGTTCGAGAGGGCTGGCGTAGGGTAGGGCGTGGCCCGCACCCCCTTCACAGTCATCGACGGCACGCCGGAGCCCGACAAGGCCCTGGCCAAGCGTCGCGCGAGCGCCAAGGCGATCCTGCCGCCTGAGTTCATTCGCTGCCCGTCCTGCACCGGAAACGCGATGGTCGAGGTTCGCCTTGGCATGGTCCGCAAGTATCGCGGCCGGCCCGCATCCGGCGGCCAGAAGCAAATCGTCTGCGCCCTCTGCCTGGCGCAAGGCCGCGTCGTCACCGTCGACTTCTAGGGCTCCGGCCCGCCAGTAACACCCGGCCCCGCGCCGGCTGCACCCGCCCGGCTCACGCTTGGCGGGTTTTCCCATGCCCTCGACGCGGATGCGCGGGGCGCTCGGGCCTGATGGCCCACAGACCCCGGCGGATGCCGGAGAAAGCCACCAACATGGAACTGCAGACCACCACGATTGAGGGTGTGACCTACGCTGTCGTGCAGGACGGAAAGCCCGTCTACGTCGACGCCGGCAAGACCATCGCCTTCGACGCCGTCGGCACGCGCGACACCATCGGGCGCCTCAACGGCGAGGCCAAGGGCCACCGCGAGCGCGCCGAAAAGGCCGAAACGGCCCTCAAGGTCTTCGAGGGCCTCGACCCGGAACAGGCGCGCAAGGCGCTGGAGACGGTCTCGGGCCTCGACGCGAAGAAGCTGATCGACGCCGGGCAGGTCGAGACCGTCAAGGCCGAGATCACCAAGGCCTACCAGGAAAAGCTCGACGCCGCCGAAGCCCGCGCCAAGGGCCTCGAAGGCACGCTGCACAAAGAGATGATCGGCGGCGCGTTCGCCCGCTCCAAGACCATCGCCGACAAGTTCGCCATTCCGGCCGATCTCGTGCAGGCCCGGTTCGGCGGCAACTTCAAGCTCGAAGACGGCCGCGTCGTCGCCTACGACCAGACCGGGAACAAGCTCTACTCGAAGGCCAGCCCCGGCAACGCGGCCGACTTCGACGAGGCGCTGGAACTGCTCGTCGACGCCTACCCGTACCGCGACAGCATCCTCAAGGGCGAGATCAGGGCCGGCGGCGGCGCGCAGGCGCCCAACGGCGCGACCGGCGCCAAGACCATCAAGCGTGACGCGTTCATGGCCCTGGCGCCCGCCGAGCAAGCGGCTCGCGTCAAGGACGGGTTCGCCATCGCCGACTGACCATTCGCGGCGCCCTGGATGGGGGCAGCGTACCGAGCCGGATGGCTCAACGACCGGCGGGCCATCCGCCTCACACGACGACCTAACCCCCTCAAAACCACAAGGAGCCTATCATGGGCGCTCTGACTCTGACGGGCCTCATCCCGTCCATCTATGAAGCCTTCGACGTCGTCTCGCGCGAAAAGGTCGGGTTCATTTCCGCCGTGTCGCGCAGCTCCTCGGCCGAACGCGCCGCTCTCGGCCAGACCATCTCGGTCCCGGTCGTTGGCGCGATGGCCGCCGAGAACCTGACGGCGACCAACGTCGCGGCGGACACGCCCGCCCAGACCATCAACCGCGTCGACATGACGATCTCGAAGGCGCGCTCGGTTCCGTTCGGCGTGACCGGCGAGGAGTCGCGCGGCCTGCGTTCGGCCGGCACGCTCGACACCATCAACCGGGACCGGATCGCCCAGGCCATTCGCACCCTGACCAACGAAGTCGAAGCCGACCTCGGGGCCCTGCACGTCGACGCCTCGCGCGCCACCGGGACGCACAACAGCGTGCCCTTCGGCACCGCTGGCAACCTGGCCGACTTCGCGGCGGCCCGGCGCATCCTGAGCGACAACGGCGCCCCGGACACTGACCTGCAGATGGTTCTGGGCTCCAGCGCCACCGCCAACCTGCGCGGCGTGCAGTCGGGCCTGTTCCGCGTCAACGAAGCGGGCACCGACCGGATGCTGCGCTTCGGCGATCTGGGCGAAGTGCAGGGCTTCACCCTCCGCGAGAGCGCGCAGGTTCGCACCTCGGTCACGGCTGGCACGAACAACGGCTCGGCGGCGACCAACACCGCCGGCTATGCCATCGGCGCCACCGTCATCACGCTGGGATCGGCCGGCACCGGGACGATCATCGTCGGCGACATCATCACCTTCGCCGGCGACACGAACCGCTACCTCGTCGTCGCGGGCGATGCTGACGTGTCCGGCGGCGGTACGATCACCCTCGCCGAGCCCGGCCTGCGTCAAGCGATCCCGACGTCTGCCACGGTCATCACGACCACGGCGGCCACGACCCGCAACATGTTCTTCCACCGCTCGGCGATCCAGCTGGTGACCCGCGCGCCGGCCATGCCGGAGGAAGGCGACGCGGCGGACGACAACATCGTCCTGACCGATCCGGTGTCGGGCCTCGCGTTCGAGTTCACCGTCTACAAGCAGAAGCGTCAGGTCCGCTACGAAGTGAACCTGGCCTGGGGCGTGAAGACCATCGCGCCGCGCCACATCGGCCTGCTGATCGGCGCCTAAAGCCCGCTGATCGACCACTAAAACGGCGGGGCCGGGCGATCTTCACGGGCCGCCCGGCCCTTTCCGCTACACCCCGAAAGGAACCGCATGTCCTGGTGCCCGACCGTTCGCATCGTCGCCTCAAACGAGGACGGCTACTGCGTCATTAACGAGGCGGACTTCGACGCCGCCAAGCACACCCTCTGGGCCGACCCGCTCGACCACGACGGCGACGGCAAGCCCGGCGGCGACGCCTCCGCGACCGACGGCCTGACCAAGGCGGAGATCATCGCCGACCTCGAAAGCATGGGCGTCGAGTTCGACCCCCGCGACCGAAAGGCCGACCTGCTGGCCCAGCGTGACGCCGCGCGCGCCGCGCTCGATCCCGCGCAGTAAGCGGGCGCCGGCAGCACTGTGATGAGCGGCGGCGCCTTTCGGGCCTTGCTGGAAAGCGGCGACGTGACCGGCCTGCAATCGGCCTGGGCGAACCACTACCCGCGCCTGCCGCGCCCCCGGACCCGCGAGCAGACCGAGATCGTTATGCACTACGCACGGACCGAGGCCGACAGCGTCAGCTTCCGCGCCCGCGCCTACTCTCACGCATGGCTGTCGGAACGCAGCCTGCCCTCCGGCTTGCCCGATCAGCTCAGGGCCAGCGCCGACCGCTTATATCCCCGCGTCGCGGCGGCCGTAGGCATCTCGGTCAACGCCAAGAGCCCGGAACTTCAGCCGGCGCTCGACGGCGTGCGCGTGGCGATGGAGCGGGCAGTGCTGGACGCCGAAGCCGAAGGACGCCTGACCGACAGCCCGTTCGTTGTCGCGCGGATGGGTGAAGCCCGCCGCCGCGAGCTTCGCGCCCTGTTCGGGCGGATCGGCCCCGCCGCGCCCCCGCCGCCGCCCGCTAGCCGCCTCGCGTAATACGCCGGCCGTCTACGCGGCCGCAGGCAAAACGCCCGCCAGCGACCGTTAAATCGGCCTTGGAGACCGCGCCCCATGACACTTGTCGTCGAAAACGGCGCCGGCCTCGCCGACGCGGAAAGCTTTGCCTCGGTCGCCGCGTTCAAGACCTATTGCACCGACCGAGGCGTCAGCTACGGCACGGACGCCACCATCGAGCAGCGGCTGCGCGCCGGCTTCGACTACATGCTCCAGGCCTACCGCACGCGCTGGGCCGGCTACAGGTCCACCACGACGCAGGCGGGCGATTGGCCCCGCTATGACGTCCCGCGCCGCGACCTCGGCATGGGCGCCTACTATGCCTCGACCGTCATTCCTGCCGAGATCGTGCAAGCCAACATCCTGCTCGCCATCCGGGCCACGCCTGGCGAGGACCTGACCCCGGACGAGACGCAGGCGGTCAAGCGCGAGAAGGTCGGGCAGCTGGAGACCGAATATCAGGACCACAGCACTGACGAGGTGCGCTACCCGGCTGTCGACCGCCTCGTCGCCCCGTTTCTCGTTAACGGCGGCGCGGCCCGAATGATGCGGGCCTGATGATGGCCAGCTATGACGAACGCGCCAAGGCGACGGCGGCCCGGATGCTCGCCACGAAGTCGGCGGGCGGCAAGGGCCAGTCCGTCACGGTCGCGCTCACCACCACCGGCGCATACAGCACTTCGACCGGCGCAATGGCGGCCGGCTCGACCACATCGCAGACCTGCTCGGGCGTCGAGGACTACTTCCGCGCCGGGCAGATCGACGGCGCGCTGATCAAGGTCGGCGACGTCAAGTTCCTGCTCAGCCCGCTGACAACCTCCGGCGAAGCGGTGACGGTTGGCGTAGTGGGCGCCGTCGTGACCTACGCGGGCGGCGAAAAGTGGTCGGTGATCGCCGCCGAGCCGCTCAGCCCGGCCGGCACGCTCGTCTACACGATGCTGCACCTGCGGCGGTCCTGATGAGCGGGGCCTTCACCCTGGCGCTGCAGCAGTTCGCGGCCAAGGCCGGGGCGAACGCCGACGCGGCAGTGCGCGGGGTCGTGCTGGAAGTCCAGTCGCGGCTGATCCTCCGCTCGCCCGTCGACACGGGCCGCTTTAGGGGCAACTGGCGCTACAGCGTCGGCCAGCCCGCCGAGGGCGCCGTCGAGACCGGCGGGACTTCCGACAGCCCCGCGCCGCCGCCCGAGGCTCCGGCGCTGGTCCCGGGCGATGGCATGGGCCGCGTGCACTTCCTCGCCAACAATCTGCCCTATGCGATGGCGTTGGAGCGCGGGCACTCGACCCAGGCGCCGCAGGGCCTCGTCGCGCTGACCGTCATGGAGTTCGCGCCCATCGTGAACGATGCGGCCGCCGCCGCCAGCGCAGGGGTTGAACGATGAGCCTGGCCGCCGTCCGTGCCGCGCTGGAAACCGCGCTCAACGCCATGTCGCCCGCCCTCGCGACCGCGTGGGAAAACGACGCCTTTTCGCCGCCGGAAGCCGGGACCGCATATCAGGCCGTCAACCTTCTGCTCGCCGAGCCGCTGAACCAAGAGATCGGCCGCAGATACGTCGAGCGCGGGTTTATGCAGGTCAGCCTTCGCTACCCTCTCGACGCCGGCCCGGCCGCCGCTACCGAGCGCGCACAAGCCCTGCGCACGACCTTCTACCGGGGCGCCTCGTTCACGACGTCGGGCATCACGACGATCATCGAGCGCACGCCCGAAATCATGAGCGGCTTTCGCGACGGCGACCGCTGGACGATCCCGGTGCGCATCCGGTTTTACGCGGAAGTTAACCCGGCCTAACCGCCGCCCAAACGACCGGCCCTCCGGTCTGTCTCCCCACAACATGATCGGAGAACACTATGCCCATCGCTAACGGCGTCGCGATGACGCTCGCCTACAAGCTTCAAACTGCTCCCGGCACCACCG